CTACTAGTAGCATAACTAATGAGATAGCACAAGCATGAGTTACTTAACAGCATTCTGCAATATAACAACTGATTTACAGGCAATTCTTAGTGATATAGATCGCTATGATCGTAAGCGTGTACTAATGTCAAATTGGACAAATCCATCTACAAATCTTTATAGATTACATAATACTGGATATATAGAAAATTTATACAAAGATGGAGTAGAAATGACTAAAGTTAGTGATACTCCTAACGCAGATAATGAGTTTAAATATTCTGAGTCTACAGATTCAGTTGATTTTTTTCTAGCATCTAGTTCAGTAAGCGCATTAAATAGTAGTGTATTTGAAGCAGGACAAGATTGGGAAGATTTAAAAAACCGCGTGGTGAAAGAGCAAGCGGATCATATGCGCAGTTATTTAAATAGACCTATCTATAAGCGTGGTAATAGTAATTATCAAGGCGCATCAGATCGACCATATGACTTTATTATAATACGATGCAATGCGTTATTAGCCTGCGCAGATTTAGTGCGTAGCCAAGATCCAGAGAAAGCAGCAGAACTTCAAGAGCAGGTATTAGGTGATGAAGGTATGCTCACAAAATTAAAGTCACGTGATTACGTGATGTGGAATGAAACTAGTTTTCGTTCAGAATCTGGCGTTATTCGTGAGATTAGTGTAAACGGCAGTAGCACTGGCTACATTGAAGATGTAAAGATGTATGGTCCGCCTAGCACAGATTATGATGAAGTACGAGTAGTGATTAGTACCGCAGGTACATTCACACCTGGTACTGCAAGTACAGTGAAGTACGATGTATTTACAAAAGATGATACAGGACTAAAAAGACATAAATCTGTAGATGCAGAAGTAATGAATGGTGACTATCAACCACTAGCATATGGCGCATCAATACGCTTTCAAGCAGGCGTTTATACATTAAATGATGAATGGAGCGTAACCTTTCAATCCGATGAAATTCAAATAGGAACTGTGCGCAGTGGACAGATTTATAGATAATGGCTATATCATTTAACAATGTCATCTATGAACGAGTCATTGATAATTTACATAGTATCATTGCTGATGAATTTGGGATTCAGATTTTTTACGATGAACATCAATCTAATCAAAGTTTTTTATTACAGCCTGTGTCAGATGATCTTAACGAGCAAATTAATACAGGAATGGTGCGAGATTATACAATCCTTATCAGTTACCAAGTGGATTTCGCAGGTAATTACACAAAGGAGAGTTTTAGGCAGGTATCGTTAGTAGCGGAGCGTATGAAAAGACTTATTTACAATAACAGAAACTATAGCGTGTCAGGTACGAGGCAATTTTACAATGCTGTCATCGACAACACTATATATGAGCGTGATGATGATAATACAGACTTATTACGCGCTAATATGACTGCTGTAGTATCAGCAATGGAGATAATAGGATGATTTACAAAGCAAAGAAATCATATTTTGACTTGAAAGATAGTGAAAACTTTAATGGATTTGATAGTCCTGCAAAACATAATCGTCTTATAAATGGCGAATCAGTAGAAATCACATCTGTGCCTAAACCACTTGAAAAGTATCTAGAAAGCGCAGAACCAAAAAAAGCAAAAAAGGAAGATAAGTAATGGCAACTAATTTTCAACCGAGAGGTGACATAAAGGTAATTATGGGCAGTGGTGCTAAAGCATTAGGTACTGCACACGCAGCAGATGATACATGGAACGAATTACAAGTAGTGGATTACAACATTGAACATGCAAGCGCACCAATTGATGTTGCACCATCACGCAGTGGTATTTATGGTCAAGTAGAATCACAAGGACATCATAGACCAGACACACAAATTTATGAAGTTACTTTAACAATGCGAGGAACTCCAACAGCAGTATTAAAAAGCTGTTTAGCTCTTTTTGGTGATGGAGCAAGTGCATCCGAACTTACTAGTGCAAGTAACACTGGCTCAATGAAAGATGGTGTTTCCAACGCAAATCAAGTTACGCTTTTATTTGCTAATGCAGGTTCTGATTCTTCAGAATCTACTCCAAATGATGATGTGGTTATGGCAGGATGTATGGCTACTCAAATGGTTATCCGAGAAGATGTAGGCACAAATGGTGGTGAAATGGTAGTAGAAACTACCTTTATTAGCGCCTATCAACCTACTGAAACTGCTCTTACACCATCTTCAACTACTGTAGATGAAGCTGCACCAAAAAATATTTTTGATTTAAGTGCCTCTACATTAGATGCTGAACCATTAGTATTGAATAACTTTGAAATCACTATATCAAGACCACTTGCAAGAGTACATCATCAGAATACAACTGATTATAAGCCATTTGGTTACGTGCAAACAGGTCCTTATGAAGTCACAGGTTCTATTACTGCAAAACGTGATGACTCTATACATGACTTAATAGCTCATATCAAAGGAGATAGTACAGGCATTGCGCTTTCAATTGCAGAAGCAAGTGATTTAACTATATCATTACCAGATGTAATGATTGATAATTCAAAGCCTGAAGTAAGTGATTTCTTATTGCAGACAATACCTTTTAGAGCTTTTGGAGCTAACGAAGCAGGAAATATAATTTCAATCACGATCGCTTAATACACGCCGTTTTCATCTTAGGATGAAACATGAAAGTAAAAACAGATTATGGTACATTTGATGTACCTGACATTAGTTTCAAGTCACGCAGAGAATTGCATAAACTTGAAGTAGGTGCTATTACAAAAGAAGGCGAGATAGACACATCCAAATTTTTTACTGTACTAGATTGGATATTAAATCATTCATTTACCGATCCAGAAAAGCAATTAGGTAAACTAGATGATAATGCAATCGATAGTGTCTTAATGGCTATTTATAACGCATACAAAGAACCAAACAAAAAAAGTAATTATGCACCGAGTTGCCGTGTGGATGAGTTATAAAAACCAACCCACACGCAACTTAGCTTTTCCATACACTGCGCAGTCTCCTACGCTCAAGAAAACCATCACCTATACAGAAGATGAACTATGGAAAGAGATTGGTCGTATCGTAGAACAAGATAGTGATGGAAAATTTACGCTTGGTGCTGCGTTATATTACTCATTGGTATTTTGTGCTGACTCTACGTACTTTCTAACACCTGAGACTGTATTTGCGCTTGAGGAGTATATGGCTATGAAGAGATTTAACTTACCACTGGCTACAACGATAGATAACGCAGATTATCATCGCTTAGTCATCTTTTCAGCTATAGATGAAGAATTTAATGCATTGCAATCTGAAGATATGAAGAAGAAAAATGGCTGAAAAAAAGTTTATTATTGAAGTACGCACTAAAGGTTTTTCACGTGCGACAAGAAGTGTAAGAGATTTAGAGAAGAATACCAAAGATTATAACAAAGCTGCAAATAGAATGCGTGGCGAAACTCAAGGCTTGATGGCAGGTCTTGGTAGTTTAAGAAATAGAATCTTAGTATATAGCTTTGCTTTGGGTGGTGCTGTAGCAGTTATGAATAGATTTGTTCAAGCATCATCTGGTTTTCAAGATGTAAAAACAAGATTAGTTGGTTTAACTGGTGGTGTCCAAGAAGCTGAATCTGCATTTAAAGCATTCAACCAAGTAGCAGCAACTACTCCATTCCAATTACAAGATGTTGTAAACGCAGGTGCGCAGTTAGAAGCATTTGGTTTAAATTCAAAATTAACGCTTAGAGCAACTTCTGACTTAGCAGCATTTATGGGTACTACTGCAACGGAAGCTGCTAGTGCGCTTGGTCGTGCTTTCGCTGGAGGAGCAGGTGCGGCCGACATTTTGCGCGAGAGAGGCATACTACAGTTAATTAAAGATTCTCAAGGAATCACGGATCTTACTAAAATCACTTTACCTGAATTTAGAGTTGCATTAGTACGAGCAATGACTGATCCCAATGGTCGTATTAGTGGAAGTGCAGATCGTTTATCAAAGACTTTTTCTGGTGCAGTAAGTAATATGCAAGATGCAATGACTCGTTTTGCTGCTGTGATTGGAGATAGTATTATAGGTCCACTAACAGAAGTAGCGCAAGGTGCAGAAAGATTTTTCAGAGCTATGGATGCAAAACGTACTGCGGAAGTTGCTACAAGTATTGGTGCTTTAGCAACTGCATTTGGTCTTTTAAGAGTACAAGCATTACTTGCGAATGCAGCACTTGCTAGCTATGGAAAAATATTCAAAGCAATACTTTTAGCTGGAACAGTCTTAGGTATCGATAAACTTTTTCAAATGGCTGGTACATTTGATCATTTGAAAACAAGTGTAGATGATTCAACAGATTCTTTAGATGATCAAAATGTGCAATTAGAAGCCTATTTAGCATCACTAAACACAGTAGATACTGCGGTCACTACAATGGCGGAACGTAACGCTAATTATACAAAAAGTCTTGATTCATTAACTGAAGGATATAGAAACCAAGTTGCATCACTATTAGCACAAGAAGCAGCAATGAATGGTGCAGATGCAGTTGAGGTAGAAAGAATTAAGAACTCTGGTAAGATGAATGAAGATATGAAAGTCGCTATACAGCAAATTGCAGAGATTACTGCTAGAATCCAAGCACAGAGAGAAGCTCAAGAAAAAGCAAATAAAATAGAAAGAGCAAAAGTAGAATTATTAGATGCTGAATTAAAAGCAAGAAGAGAATTTGAAGCATTAAAAGAAGACATAAGGCAAGATACATTTAAAAAAGCGCAAGAAGAATTAAATGATTTACAAAAAGAATCTGGTAAAACATTAGAAACTAGTATGAAAAAAAATGTAGATTTATCTAACCAGTTTGCAAGTGGTATTTTAATGGCTTCACAGGCAATGGCATCGCTAAAAAATGATTCAGAAGTTACCGCAGGGCAAATGATCAGGACTATTGGTGCAATTGTTAGTTTGATACCTGGTGGGCAGATACCAGGTGCAGTTATTCAAGGTATTGGGATGCTTACTGCACACACAGGTGGTTTAATAAAAGATAACGGAATCCAACGCTTTGCGCAAGGTGGTCAAGTTCAAGGTGAAGATAACGTACCTATTTTAGCACAGGCAGGTGAGTTTATAATGAAAAGATCCGCAGTGCAAAATATTGGAGTACAGAATCTAGCCAATATGAATAGAACTGGCAACGCAGGTGGTGTTACTATCAATATTTCAGGAAACATGATTGGTAATGATGAGTTTGTTCGAGATAATTTAATTCCAGAAATACAGAAAGTTAGCAATCAAGGATTAGCATAGAATGGCATTAAGTAATGCGCCATCAGAATCCAACGTCAATGAGAATTGGCTATTTCAATTTAGTGCTGATAATAACAATTGTTTAGAGTTTGATGGTACGGATGACTATGTATCTTTTGGTAATGTTTTAGGTTTATATACTAGTTTTACGCTTGAAGCATGGATTAAACCAGATGTTTATAGTGCTAGTAGTGGTACGCAAATAATATTAGAACGTAGCCAAGATGGATCAACTGCGGCTAAAAATACCAATTGGCAAATTGCTTTAAGTAATAATGGTTTACGATGTAAGTATCAGTATAGTACTGGATCAAATGTATCAAATACTGTTGTTACTAGTGCTATTACCGCAAATAATTGGCATCACGTAGCTGTATTGCGAGATGATAGCCTAAATCAAATGAGATACTATGTTGATGGTGTAAAAGTTGGAACTATCACAACGAATGTCTCTAATGATCCAACTGGTGGTACATCAGGTGTTGTATCTATCGGCTCTAATTTTGAACAAAACAATGAATTTGATGGTGAAATTGCACATGCACGTGTTTGGAGTACAGCAAGGTCAGATAATCAAATTGCTCATTACTATAATAGAACTATAGACAGCACATCATCTAACTTAGTTGGTTACTGGAAATTGGATGAAGGTACTGGTGCAACAGTTGCAGATAGTAGTAGTAACTCTAATAGTGGTACAATTACAAATGCAGAATGGTCTATAGGTGGTTTTGATCAATATATTCATTCATTTGGGATTTCCACTAGTGATACAATAGTAGATAATAATTTTTATTCTGGTGCAGTATTAAATAGAAATGTTAGTGTACGTGATTCTATAAATATAACGAATGGTACATCAACAACAAGTAATATTAATTTAAGTGTTGCTAATGTTATTTTTGATGGTATTGATTTGTATAAAAAAATATTTAATGGTACAAATAATTATTTAAATAAAGAAGTTCGCGTATACGCGCAGTTTAATCGATCAGATACCATTAGTGACTGTCAACGTATTTTTACAGGTAGATTAGTTGATATACAATTAAATGAAAAACAACAATTATCATTGCAAATAAATGCGCATAGACCTTGGGATAAAATTGAATTTCCACAAGTAAAATCTTTAAATGATATATATCAACCTGTCGCATATG